GGTATGCAAACAACCAACATGGATTATATTATTAATATCGAAGTAAGAGTATGGGCAAGAAATCAAAAGGAAAAAGACGAATTATATAACGACATATTAGAAAGACTTAGGACTATCCAATTCACCGCTTCAACCGGTTCTATAGCAAACAATTTACATGACTTTAATGTATTGAGTTCTGTAGAAGTAGATGAGGAGGGGACAGGAAAACCAAAATCAAGAATCATGGAGGTTCAATATAAGTTTTTCAACTGAAAGGAGGGAATAAATGGCAAGATATATAGCAGACCAAAACAAAGTAGTCTTTCAAACAGAGTCAGGAACATATGCTAATGCGTCAGGTGCGGCAAGTACAGGACAATGGATTGGACAAGTAACTGAACATTCTGTAACAGATACAGAAAACAAAATCGTTAGTAGGTTCTTAGGAACAGCAACGAGAAGTCTGGACACTACGGAATTAGGACCAAGGGACATTACAGGAACATTAACTTATCATCCACAGGATATGAGGTTAGTATTCTGGGCAATTGGTTCTACAAATGATGTATCAGGGACAGCAAGTGAACATGTAGTTACGGAAATTAACACAAATGTATGGACTTCACCATTCGTAAGTGGAACAGGACAGCTAAATGCACCGATTAGTTTTACTCTTGAAGATAGTAAACAAGCACCAGGAACAGGTAGGAATTTCATAAGGACGATAAATGGATGTGTACCAACTACAACAACATTAACGGCAACACAAGGAGAAAAAGTAAATGTCGAAATGGAGTATATAGGACAAACACTTACATATAGTTCAGGAACAACTCTAAGCGTAACAGAGGAAACACAAACACCTTACTTATGGAGTGATGGAACTTTAACTGTTAGTGGAATGACAATCGATACTGCAAAGGAAGTAGCTTTAACAATCAATAACAATATAGAACCACAACATTATGTAAATGGTTCAAGGGATATTGGAGTACCATTCCCAAAGAATAGGGATACAACACTTTCCGTGACATTTGATTTAGACGCAGCTTCGGATAAAGCAACAACTATTTACGAAACACTATACAAGACTAATTCGGTATTTAATACTACATTCACCTTGGATAGAAGTGTAACGGCAGGTAGTCAGGAAGTAACATTCACGTTATCTGGTTGTAGAGTTACAAGCATGGAGAATCCAAGTACTAATGAAGGAGTTACAGAGTCAACAATGGAAATAATGGTTGAAAGGTTGTTGGGTTCAGCAATTGATTCAACAGCGTTAACAAACACCTACAATTTCGGATTTTAATTGAAAGGAGGCTTTGAGAATGGAAAAGAAAGTAAAAATCGGAGAAAAAGAAATAACCGTAAAGGAATTTAGCTATCTTGACGCAATAGATGTTCAAGAGAAGATACAAGTTAACTTTAAGGAAGGTATTAAGGCAATGGTAATAGCTTCAACAGGATTAAATGAAGAAGAAATCGGTGAACTTACAGCTAAAGATGGTATTCGTTTACAAAATATTATCAATGAAGTAAATGGATTTGCGGATTTTCAAACACCAACCGAACAGACAGAGTTAAACAAGAAGTAGCTATATGTCACTTTTTTGGTTGGACTTTGGAAGATGTCAGGAAACTCTCTGTATTCGATTTTAACCAAGTAGGAAGCTATGTTCAATTAATAGCCAGAGAGCAAAAAAAGGCTGTTAGGAAAGCTAAAACAAAAAGATGGTAGGAACAATACTCGGAGGAATAGCAGGAGGAGCAACTGTTGTTGTAGTTATCAAAGCAGTTGATAGATTTAGTGGAACTTTTAGTAAAGCTACTCTTGGAATGAAAGCACTTAAAATAGGTGCCATAGCAGGAGCCGTAGCCGTTGCAGGAATGGGTATTGCTATGGTTAAATTAGGTAAAAGTTCTCTGGACGCAGCAATAGATTACGAACAGACTCAATTAGCATTTGAAACAATGTTAGGAAGTGCCGAGAAAGGACAGGAATTATTAAAAGACATTACTGATTTTGCTAAAAGAACACCATTTACCCTAAAAGGAGTTGAAGAACAAACTAAAAAACTATTAGCTTACGGAGTAACTCAGGAAAACATATTAGGTGATTTAAAGGCATTAGGAGATATCGCTGCAGGAGTAGGAGTAGGTAAACTCCCTCAATTAACATTGGCATTTGGTCAGGTTAAGGCAAAAGGAACATTAGCAGGACAAGAATTAAGACAGTTCGCAGAGGCAGGAGTTGGATTATCTGAGGAGTTATCTAAAGTAACAGGTTTCTCTATGGAAGAAATTAACGACCAAACTAAAGACTTAGGTATTACTTTCGAACAGGTTAGAGAGGCATTACAAAATCTATCTGGAGAAGGTGGAAGATTTGAAAACCTTATGGCTAAACAAGCCGAAACAGTAGGTGGAAAATTCTCCAATCTACAGGATACTTTTGAGATAATGCAAAGAGAAATTGGAGCCGCATTATTACCAGTAGTAGCACAATTAGCCGATGTGTTATTAGAAGAAGTATTACCGGCAGTACAACCATTAATCCCTGTAATTGGTAAACTAATAGCAGACTTTGTTAAGTTCGCAGCAACAGCAATTAAACCATTAATGCCGGATATTATAGCACTTGTAGAACAATTATTCAAATTAGCAGCAGAAATATTACCTCAAATAGCAATAATCCTACCACCAATTATAGGAATATTATCAGGAGCATTAAAAATATTAAGATTTATTCTCGAAGTCGTTACAGGAATAATAAGAGCAAAAAATGAGTTTATTGGTTTTATTAGTAAATTGGGTAGTGGTTCAACCGGTGGTTTTGGACCAGGAGGATTTCAACAAGCAGGTGATTTTATTTTACAACCTGGAGGAAGATTAATAAAGACAGACCCAAGAGATACAATAGTAGGTTTCAAAGGAAGTTCACCAAATACAGGCGGTATGACAGTTAATATTGAACAAGTAGTCGGATTAGACGCTGAGGATGTTAGTAGAGCATTAAAGGAGGAATTGTCTAATAAAATAAGAATCTAATGGTAGTTAATGTCCTTTTCGAAGTTGATGATACTGAATATTCAGATTTTAAAAATCTTAAAGTAGATGTAAATTCAGGAGATAATAACGCAAGTTCTCATTTTAAAGCTGTGTTTGATAGTCCTTTTGGAAGACATAAAACAGATTTCGTTGTAGGTAAAGAAGTAACTATCTCCGCCGACTCAGATACTCAAATTTCTCCGGGTACGGCACCCAAAGGACATTATAAATTAAACGACAATGCCACAACCACAAATGTAATAGATAGTAGTGGAAATGGGCATGATGGAACAGCACACGACGACACTAACGAAATTACTTCTTCTGGGAAAATAGACAAGTCTTTTCTTTTTGATGGGGGGGGCGGTACCAATGTAGATTTAGCCTCTCCAACAGATTTTGATAATATCTGGGATGGGGGTGGAACTGTGGCTGCATGGATTAATCCAATTACAGACGGAGAAGGCAGTTTTGGTAGAATTTTAGACAAAGAACAATGGAGGGTTTTGGTTCTTGATGAGTCTGGAAGTTTTCTCAAAGTACAATTCCATATTACTTTTTCTGGAGGGGCAAGAAGTTGGAGACTTGCTTCAGCATCAGTACCTCTTTCTGATTGGACACATGTAGCCGTGGTTTATAATAGCGATTCTGATTCTAACGAACCCTTGATTTATATAAATGGCGAAGTCCAAGCACTCACACAGGGCAATAATAATTCTGGTACAAGAACTTCTGATGCAGGAGATAATTTGTTTATATCCAACAATGCAGCTTTAAATAGAAACTTCTTTGGTAAAATAGATGATGTAAGGATTTATGATTCTACCTTAACCGCTACGGAAGTACTCGCTTTATATAATGGAGGAAATGGGACTGAAAACACCACAAATTCAACTCAGATTATTTTTAAAGGAATTTTAGAAGAAGTACAATTTAGAGGTAGAGAAAATACTCAAGAAGTTATTTTATCAGGAAAAGATTTTACTACAAGGTTGATGGACGCAACTATAGAACCAATAGTTTTCACTGATTCAGAGGCAAGTACGATAGTAACTAATTTAATTACTAATGAAGTAGATGATATAACTACTAATAATGTAAATGTTACAGCAGTGACTATTCCGAGGATTTCTTTTCACCAGAAGTCTGTTTTTGAAGCACTGAAACAACTCTCCGAGTTAACAGGATTTTTATTCTATGTAGATACCGATAAGGATTTACATTTCGAACAGAAAAGTGCCACAAGTTCAGGATTTACCTTTGATAATACAAATATAGTAAGGTCGAGGTCAGACGCTACAAGAGAAGGGATGGTAAACAAAGCATGGGTTTATGGAGATAGACAATTAGCAGGTAAAAAAGAAGTATTAAGTGCAGACGGAGGGAGTGTTTTTACATTACTTAGTAAACCACATAATACGGAAATAGAATCAAGTGATTTTCCTGGAAGTGTCTTACAAGGAGGAGTATTTCAATTTGGAGCCGCAACAAGTGGACAAGATTACTTAGTTAGTTTTGATGATAAACAACTT